CTTTTTTGGGTGCCTGGGCCTAAACTTTCCATTATATGACATACATAGTAATGTATAACTATAAAAATATTTAGATGTCAGACGTAAGTAACTCTGTACTACCATTATATAAGAAGATAAATGATGCTCAGAGCGATCTGTTTCCTCTGTCTCTGACTGCTGAATTTAAGGTGTCTCTTAATCTTGGATATGGTGGTGACAATAGTTTGAGTTCATGGTTAACCAAGTGTGGTGTAGCAAATAGTCCACAAGATTTAGCGAGATATGATTTCTTTGCATCAGATGTAACTCTACCTGGTGCATCATTTGATATGGCAGAGAGCATGGGAGATAGACAAGGAACGAT